CGCCGATGCCGTGGATCAGCCAATCGCGATCCACCTTCAACACCCGGGCGACATCGGCCAGCCGGTCGATGCCGGGGCGCACGGATCGCCCGCGCAGGATGTCATAGACGAAGGAGCGGTTGACCCCTGCCATTTCTGCGACATGGGCCGGTGCCAGGCCAAGCTGATCTGAGCGGGCGCGCAGGCGGTCGGCCAAGGTGTGGTTCTCTCTCATGTTGTCCCCAGCGCTATGTGGATAAGATAGGATAAGACAGGATTGAATTGGGATCGTCAAGCGGCTAGAACAAAAGCCAGACACTTTGCATCGGAATCGGGGGACAGGATGGAGATCGAGAAGGCATATTTTACCCTCCCAGAGATCCTCGACCGCTGGTCGCTTCCCGAGGCAGACCTGATCTACCTTGCCGAAAACGACAAGCTGCGCCTGTCAGTGAGGGTGTTTGGCCTGCCTGTCGAGTTCGGCGATCACGAGATGACGGATGACGGCCGACGCTACAATGTTCCTGTGGAACGAAAGCACTTCAGCGGGCTCGTGGATCTTAACGCGCGTGATGCATTTCGGTTGTTTCGTTGTGGCGAACTGGTTGTGACCGAGTTTCGGACCCCGAAGGCAGATTATGCGTCACTCTGGGATGACTCGGAACCAGTGTTGTTCAATGTCGGAGATCTGCTGCTCCGCCGCGAAGAGCGGGATCGTTTCGAAGCAAAATCAGGGTTTTCTGGGGCGCGGGCCGAGGCTGCGCAGCCGACGTTTCTGGCATCACCGGACTATCATCACGTCCGCTGCCAGGGACGTGAATTCCGGCTGGGCCCGATCCAGGCGCAGGTTGTGCGGGTGCTGCATGACGCAGCACGCGCCGGCAACCCCTGGCTAAGCGGCAAGGCGATCCTGTCGGCTGCGGGCTCGAGAAGCATGAAGATGTCCGACGTCTTCAAATCCCAGAAGCACTGGCGCGACCTCATCGCCTCGAATCAGCGCGGGCTCTACAGCCTCGCAGGCGTCTGACCGAGCGCAAGTTTTCCGGGGCGATTCGATCCCTCTACTGGCTGCGGTGGGGGATGGGGTGTGGGGCCGCAGTGGGATGGTGATCCCCCTCCCGGCATCAGCACCTTGTTTCGCAAGGCCGATCTGATCCCCCTCCGTATCCCACTATGACCCCGACGACATCCCACAGCCGAATATTGCATCTTGTTCCCGACAACCAACACCGGGAGACAACGATGCAGCAAAAGACTTGCCTCACTCAGACAGACCTCGCGCGGCGCTGGACGATCTCCCCCCGCACGCTGGAACGCTGGCGCTGGGTCGGGGAAGGCCCCGTTTACATGAAGATCGGCGGGCGGGTGGTTTACCGGCTCGATGACATTCTTGCCTTTGAGCAAGCGCAGTTGCGCCAGAACACGACCTCGGTCGTCGGGGCAGGGGCGGCATGATGATGGCCAGTTTTAAGCTCGCTCATGTGGCGCCGATCTACGCATCGACCGACGAGATCGCCTTCTGCGCATGGGTGGCACAAGCCGCGCCCGGCGAGACACTCGTCTACCATCGCGGCTTTCTCGCCGTCGATGCAACCGGCGTTGTTTCCAAACTGCTCTCTGATCAACAGCGCGCATTGCGCCTAGTGGCCTCTGCCGCCTTGCGCGCCGCCGAACAGGATCTGGTCCACCTCGTCCAGGCCCGGATCGGCCCCGACCAGTTCGCCTACATCGCCGTTGCCCGGCGCAAGCCACGCCAAGCCGGTGCCTCTTTTTCGGTGCGCCTGCTCGAGGCCGCCTGATCCGCCCTATTCCCCAACAAGGAGACCCAAATGCCTTTTCCTGACAACGCACCCGACATCAACGAGGTGATCAATCTGCCCGTGGGTGAAATTGCTCTGCTTCCAGTCGACCTGCTGGCCGCCCTGCAGTGCGAGATCGACGCGGCCGCCAAACAGATGAAGGCGGTGACCACGCGCTTCAACACCGCGCTGGAGGTCCGTTTCGCCGCCCGCGCCGCCGAAGTGCGCAGCGCCTCCGGCAAGGACACTGGCACGGTGCGTTTTGACGAAGGTGATTTCACCATCGTCGCCGATCTTCCGAAAAGGGTGGATTGGGATCAGAACCGGCTTGCCGCCATGGTCGAGCGCATCCGCGCCGCTGGCGACGACCCTGCCGAATATGTCGAGATCAGCTTCAAGGTGCCGGAACGCAACTATGTCGCTTGGCCTGACGCCATCCGTCAGGGTTTCGAGCCCGCGCGCACAGTGCGGACCGGCACGCTGAAGGTCGAGATTCTCCCGCAAGGGGGTGCCTAATGACAGCGCTCGTAGTGGTCGTCGCCGATGCCCAGAATCTTCCGGCCCTGATCGACCGCGCGGCCAAGATGCTGGCCGGGGCAAGGACGGCCGCCGAGGTGCTGGAAGCGCGCGATGTTGCGTCACTCGCTTATGATGCCGCAAAGCGTGCGTCTCGCTTCCAGCGCGCAAAGGCCGCTCATGACGACCTGATTGCAGCAACGCATCGGGCTCAGGCCGATGCGCTGGAAATCGAGGCACTCGCGAAGCGCCGGCTGGCGGACGAATACGACGCCGCACAGGCTCGCGGTGAGGTCAAGCGTAACGGTGGCAACCGAAGCACTGTTGAAGATCGCAACACTGCCACCGCAGCTGATCTCGGTCTGCGCCGTGACCAGATCCATGAGGCACGCCAGCTCCGCGACGCCGAGGTTGCTGATCCTGGCATCGTTCGCCGCACCCTTGATGAGCGGTTGGCCCGCGGCGAGGAACCCACACGGTCTGCAGTGCGCCGCGCGGCAGACGAGCGGTTGCAGCGGTCGATCAACCGGCTGCGGCGCACACAGGAAAGTGTCCTGCGGCTTGAGGAAACGAAAGCACCCGCTCTCACGCCAGCGGAGCGCGCCCGCCAGGTCGCGGTATTCGGCACGCCGGAAGACCGCGCCATCCACGAGCGCATCGTGGAAATCGTCGAACGGATCGACGAGCAGCCCGCCCCTGCGGAGGCGGTCCGTCGCATCCCGTCGGCATCACGTTACGCCGTCGACCTCGCGCCGATCCGGCGCGCGGCGGCCTGGCTGACCGAATTCACCACCCTTTACGAACAGGAGGTCCAGAATGGGACAGATGCGTTTGAATGATGTTGTCGCCGAGATCATTGGCGAAGTGATTTCCGGTCGAGCGATCAACAAGCGACAGGCTGCTGTCGATCGCTGGGACGAAATCGATGCGGACGGCCAGTATCTCGCGGGCATCGACGGTGTTGTAACTCGGATCGATCACCGCGCACGGTCCCTCAAACTCAAGGCCGAAAAATCAGCCGAAAGCCAACAGGTGGAATTGCCCTTCCACCTCCCGGCTGCTGTGGCCATGGATCTCGAAGGCACGACGCTGATTGCCACGCGCAACCTGTCGCGTGCCGCGTTCGAACGCGCCATCGACATCCGCCGCATCCAGATCGCCCATGACAGCGCCGCACTTCGCGAATGGCGCAATGCGCTGCGTCAGGCAGACCGGTTCTGGGCCGATCATCCGGAATGGAGCTTCGGGCAATGCCTCGACGCCATCCTCGCCGCGACGCCGGGATCGGTGGACTTGCCGGAGTTGGCAGCATGACCGGCGCGCTTCCGATCATCACCGCCGACCAGCGGCTGGCCGAACCGCGCGGCATCAAAGGCTGCATTTTCGGGGGCAGCGGCATCGGCAAGACCAGCCTGCTGTGGTCGCTGAATGCCACGACGACGCTGTTCATGGACCTTGAAGCGGGCGATCTCGCAATCGAGGGCTGGCAGGGCGACACGATCCGGCCGCGTACCTGGATGGATTGCCGCGATTTCGCGGTGTTCATCGGTGGCCCGAACCCCAGCTTGCGCGACGATCAGGCCTACAGCCCGGCGCATCATGCCGCCGTTTGCCAGAAGTTCGGCGATCCTGCCGTGCTGGAACGCTACGAGACGTTGTTCGTCGACTCGATCACCGTTGCCGGGCGGCTGTGTTTTCAATGGTGCAAGGGCCAGCCTGAGGCGTTCTCGGAAAAAACCGGCAAGCCGGATATCCGGGGGGCTTACGGGTTGCATGGCCGCGAAATGATCGCCTGGCTCACGCATCTGCAGCACACCCGCCGCAAGAACATCTGGTTCGTCGGCATCCTTGACGAGAAGCTTGATGACTTCAATCGCAAGGTGTTTTCTCCCCAGATCGATGGCGCCAAAACCGGGCTGGAGCTGCCGGGGATCGTCGATCAGGTCATCACCATGGCCGAGATTGCCAGTGCCGATGGCCAGCCCGCACGCGCCTTTATCTGTCAAACGCTGAACCCGTTCGGCTTTCCGGCCAAGGATCGTTCCGGGCGGCTCGACATGATCGAGGTGCCACATCTGGGCCAGCTGATGGCCAAGATCCACGGCCCGGTGCGCCCCGCGGCAAC